TCCCTTAACATAGCGATTAATGGGGGGGATATATATAAAAAAATATTTTATTTTTATTTTCTTTCCTGAAGTATCGTCTTTATCTCTTTATTTATTTTATTTTTAACTCTTTGTCTTGTTTGTTTATTGGTTGGTCTAATATCACCTACATATTGATTATGTATCGATGTCTTATGCCATTCATTATGTTTACCTTTACCCATAATCATTCCATTCTATCCAGCATAACAAAACTATAATAACTATCCACGAACCGAACCGTGCAATAGCTTAGCACTTCGTCTATGGACTATACACCACTAACACAACAAAGGGAGTCGCACCATCATCTTCTCTTTGCAGAGCTGTAATACTATTATACTATGTTGTGTTATTATATGCTTTCAGCCTTCTATGACGTACTAACATATAATAAATAAAGGAGAACACGAACAGCAGGAATCGAACCCACGTTTACAGGTTTGGAATCTGTAGCATTACCACTATACTATGTTCGCAATATGCAAAGGGCTGTTAGTTTCTAGTGCTCATTTACCTAGGCATTCGACCCAGCACCCTATGCTTGGCTGTCAACTCTATAACATTTAAGTACCGCCAATCAGTACACCTATTATTTTAATTCAATATGTTTAATACTCCAGCCACTACCAATAAGATAGATGTAAATACACTCAATGCAATAGCTAGATAGTCATGGCGATAATACCACTCTTTAAAGTTGGTAACTGAACCTATACCATATAAAATGCCAAGAATAACCAAGGCAATATTAATTACAATCATTTATTCTCCTGACTTTCTACATAGAGTAAGATACAAAAGGCGTCCGCTTGATCATCATTGATATCATTATCAGGTACTATGTTATAGCTCTTGAGTATCTCAATGCTTTGTTCTTTTCTTGCTTTGCTTTTACCTTTGATTAAGTGATAACCACACCACATTGAATTACTTACATCAACATAGCCAATGTTATGACGGTTACGCATAACTCCTAAGAATGAACCGTTAGCTCTAATCAATGAGATGTTTCCCTTAGACTTGAACGTGATAATAGGTTCTTCAATATAAATAAAGTAGTCAAATAAGTTATAATGCTCAATAATTTCTGTTATACCGTCAGCAATTATCTTTGCACGTTCCAAAGGGTCTTTACTTTTACCACCTGCAATCGAACCGACTACATACTCATTTGTCAAAGGGTTACGAAACGCATAACCAGTATTAGAAGTGCTAAAGTCAATCGATAATGCTTTGCTCATAAATCAGAACTCAATTCAATATAAAGCTCTTTAGTAATTTCTCCAATATCAAATAAGTGCTTAACATAGTGTTCGTACTCAATCGGAGTCAATACTTCTTTTTGTGCTAAAATATGCTCTTTATTCATTTCTTTATTCTCCTTTAAAAATTAAAGCTGTATCAAGATTAATCAAACCACATTCCACAGCGTTAAGTAAGAACTCGTTAAAGTCAACTTTTGACAATGTTTCTTGCTTAAATAATAGCTGTTCTTCTGTCATTTGCTTTCCTCTCTCAACTTGATATATATATTATATCAAATGCACTTTTCAGGTTTGGTTTATCCTCTGTTATGTAAGATATGATTGACTTTGTAGGCATTTTATGTTATACTCTTTATAGGAGGTAACTATGGCTAGAGATAAATATTTGATGTACTTACGACAGCAGGAATACAAGAAACGTATTAAACTTAAAGTAGCTAATACAAGAGCTAGAATGAACAGAGAATACACGAATCAGCCAGAAGTAGACAAGAAAACATTAGAACTATGGAATAGTCAACCGCCTATATACTTTGACTTAGGAGAAAATAAATAAATTATATTAAAAAAATAATTCAGCCCCTTAGGGCTTTTGTTTTACGCTTAACCGCAATTTGACTAGAAGTGGCAGAAAGTCAGTGCATTGAGTGTCCTGTTTGTAAAGTATGGTATCAGTAAGCGCAATTAGCTTATTGTTTGTAAGATTTCTAAAGGAATTCCGGAGTGTTTGATAATCTTTTTATCTTGTGAAATGTTTAACTAAATATTTTGCTAAAACAAGAGTAAAGCCCATTGTATAGCTATTATTAATTTAGGAACATGTTTCTTAATTTTACTAAAATAAAAAACAAAATGCTTATAAACCGCGTGGTTGTCAATGAAACAAGACTAAAAAACTTTGTGAACCTTGTGAATATTAAAAAATGATATGATATAATAGAAGAGTATAAAAGGAGAATAAATGGAAGATAAAGAATTTTTGATTAAAAAAGTAGAAGTATTAGAATCAGCAATCAAACAAATAGCAGTGATCCAATATGAACTAGATAAAAAGTTAGGAGAATTAGAGGGCTTAGAATAATTTACATAACATAGGATAACTCAAAGTGTAAAATGTGATATGTTAAAATATAAGTATATAATAGTTGACAAGTGAAAATATCTATGTTATTATTATCTATGTAATTGAATATATAACCCATAGGCGGTTGAGGTACGAAAGTATAGCGATGTGATAAACATCAAAACGAGCTGAGTAAGCTATGAAGTCGAGAATACCTGATTACATAAACCCCATGTAACTCTATAAGAGATAAGTATTTAAGTTTAAGGTGTCTTAGTTTTATACTATTTGAAAGCCGTTGTTTGACTTACTTACTGAAATTGCAGCATTTGCTGACAGGTTGTGCTGATTAGTTTATGCCAATTCACAGCACGTAAAACTAAATGAGCGGAGTAATTACACTAAATTAGAGCTTACGACAAATAACAAATTAACTTTCAAGCAAGAATCTCTAGTAATTACTTGACGGGGGGGAAAAACTTAATGTTTGACAAATACAAAAAGAAATGATAAGATATAAATATAATAAAGGAGAAACAAAAAATGAAAAATAAATGTGCTAAATGTCAGCAAATAAGAAAAGCAAGTGGTGTAAGTTATTTAAAGTGCTGTAAATGCAAACAAAAAGCTAGTGATAAAAGAAAGAAAAATAAAAAGAATAAAAGCGAAATAGCTAAAACTAATGAGGAACTAAGAAAAATATCTAAACGATTAAATCAAGATAGTATAAACAAATTCATAAAAGAAAGAAATGGAATTAAGTATTGACAAATATAAAATAATTTGATATCATGATATAAGAAAAGGAGAAATAAATGAAAATTTACTATGTGGCACTAACAACTAATAAAGACATAGTGGCTAAAAATTATAGCGGAAAACGATTATCTCTTTATACAAAAAAACATGAAGCTATTAAGACTTGTGTTTTATTAAATTATCAATGGGAGCTATTTTTCGGAAATGGAGTAAAAGAAGAAAAGCCGTTCAAAGTTTATTTCGTAGAATCAGAGCCAATGGAGGTGACTAGTGACTAGTCTATTTGATAAAGTAAGCACAGCTAAGGAACTTAAAGAATCAGATGACTTTTCAGGCGGTTTACTTTGGAATGTACAAGATATATTGCCTAAAGGTTCACTTGGTCTTATAACAGGTAGTGAAAAGAGCATGAAGTCATCACTAGCGCAAGACTTAGCACAAGCCATGGCACTTGGAGAGCCGTTCGCTGGCAGAGAAACAACTAAAACTAACGTGCTAGTTGTTCAGAACGAGAATAGCAGACTGACAGAACATCAACGATTGAAAGGTTCAAGAAGAGATAGTCCTGATAACTTATATTTCTTACATGGTGGAGCTTTCAAACTTGATACATGGAAATATGATAGCCAAGGGAAAAAGCACAATGTAGGGCTTAGAGAGCTATATAACTTCATACTAGAAAAAGACATTGGACTTGTTATCTTAGACCCTCTTAAAGACTTGTTAGATGACAACGATATAATCAACGCAAACCAACCAATGGCAGAAGTCCTAAGAGGAATTACAAACCTTAGAAACACTTTAGATATGAAACACGATAAGTATGTTACGTTTATGGTTGTAGCGCATGCTAGAAAACAGTCCGGAGAACAATCTTTGACAGAGCGTGATTTTCGCATCATTCCAAGCCATATATTGGGAGCTACGACAATTCCATCATGGTATGAGATTGCCTTTACTATGTCGCCTAAAATTAATAGTAAGACTAAAAACAGATATTCTATCATGAAAGTATTTGCTAGAAACTTTGCATTTAATAATGAGATTCTTTGGGGATATGTTGGTTCAGCTTTTACATCAATCGAACAAGATAAAAAAGAACCTGATAGTGAACTAGTGGAAGAAGTCAAAAGGGAAACTCCATTAGAAACGACGAAAGAATCGGCACAGGCTTTCTTAGACTTAGCTAAAGAGCAAGGAAAGGTAATAGAAAATGAGTGATAAGTGGTATGTTATTAAAGTCGGAGAGGAAAATAGAAAAAATAAACCTTGGCTTGGTAATTATTTAGTACAAGTATATGTAGATAACTTAGAAGAAACTATAATAGAGTATGGAGATACAACTGTTTTGGTTACACCAAGCAAAGAGGTTGCATACGGAACAAGGAGAGTGCTAGATGAACAATTACGAAAACAAGGCAATTAACTTACATGTAGAAGTTTATGGCTGGTTATATCGTGCATTAGATGAAATGGTAAAAGCAGAATGGCATAATGATGAACTTTTCAAAGTATGGCTTGGTCGTGCTGAATTTCTAGTCAGACAGTCCAAAAAACTGCATACAGCTTGCGAAAATGATTATTCTAAGCGTGCATTGATTAAAGCATTGCAATTAAAAGTAGAAATAAATGAAAAACATCATCTAATACTTTACAATAATAAATAATTTTGGTATAATAGTATATATAGAAATAAAGGAGAACTAACAAATGGTTAAATTAACGAAAGAACAAGACATATTTATTAAAACTTTTAATGATAAAAGCCGAGCATTTTATTATATTTCTAGTTGGGGTTGGGGAAATTTTCTTAAAAATGGACTAGGAGAAGTTTACGAACGTGGAGTTAAGACACCTTTTACTCTTGATGAAAAAGAAAAAATGTTAAATGCCATTATTAATGGTTATGAAACAATTGAACCTAAATTTAAGTTTCATAATTTTTCTGATGTTAGCGGATTGAACCGTTTATATTATACTGGCGTACAATCACAATTAACAGCTAGCATTGAACGAGCGAAAGAAGTAGAAAAAAACAGCAAGGAATATGTTGCACTTGAAAACTTAGGTTTCTATAAAGAAGAAGTATGATAACATCTTTTGAATCACTAGCTGAAAGACGATTAATAACTCTTAATTATCACAAAAATGGTAGTCAGCAGTACATCAACAGCTTAAATTATTTTGAATATGCTAGAGTGTACTTTGAAAAAAATGGCTTTCCTGATGATAACAGACGAGTTTATCAAAGTGGCAAGCGAAAAGGTCAAAAGGTTGGCTGGTCTGATAAAGAGGAAAAACAGCAGAAAGACGATATTAGAGAGTTCATATATGAAAAGCAATTACAAAAGTTTAAAAGCAGAAGAAAAAGCTAGTAAACATTATGCTAGAGGTGTCAGAAAGCTGTCTAAAGAGCTTGAAGAAATGAACGAAACAAAGTATAGAGTAGAACCTAACGAGTGCCTATATGGCTTGATAAGTGAATTATGGAGCTATTGGGGCAAAGGTTATATCCTGCCTATGCTTAAATATAATATTGAAATTACAAGACAAGGCGATGTATTCATTATAGAAAGAGGAGAAAATGAGCGTATTTGAACAGCTTAATGCAATTAATGTAAATAGTAAAGTCGAACAAAAAAAGACAGGTAAAACTTCTCTAAGTTATCTATCTTGGTCTTGGGCTTGGGCTGAATTTAAAAAAGTTTGTCCTACTGCTACTTACGAGATTAAAAAATTTGATGACGGTAAAGGGAAACTAGTTCCATATCTATATGATAATTCTTTAGGCATTATGGCATTTACTTCTGTTACAGTTGATGATATTACACATGAAATGTGGTTACCAGTAATGGACGGAGCTAATAAGGCAATGAAGTTTGAATCTTATACTTATAAGACTAAGTTCGGAGAAAAAACTGTTGAACCAGCTTCAATGTTTGATGTAAATAAAACCATTATGCGTTGTTTAGTCAAAAATTTAGCTATGTTTGGACTTGGTTTATACATATATTCAGGCGAAGACCTCCCTGACTTGACAGAAGAACAGAAAGAACTTGAAGCTGAAAAGCAACGACTTAGAGAGATTCAGCCAGCGCTAAATAGAGCTGAAGAACTAGGATATCCTAACATGGAACTACTTAAAACAAAGACTAAAAAAGAAATCTTTGATATTATGACAATTTGGAAAGCAACAGAGGGAAAATAAAAAATGGCAATTATCACAGTTACAGCACAAGCAAACGAAAAGAATACACGTACGGTAAGCACAGCAAAAGGCGACAAGAAAATTATTTCTGTTCCATTGTTTGAAAAAGAAAAAGGGTCTAACGTAAAAGTTGCGTACGGTTCGGCTTTCTTGCCTGACTTCATTCAATTAGGAGACACAGTAACGGTCAGCGGTCGTGTACAAGCTAAGGAATCAGGCGAATACGTAAATTATAACTTTGTTTTCCCTACGGTTGAAAAAGTATTTATCCATAATGATAATAGCAGTCAATCACAAGCTAAACAGGACTTATTTGGAAAATCTGAACCGATTGAAGTTGATGAATCAGATCTACCTTTCTAGAAAGTCGGTTACATGTACACAGCAGAAGAGAGAGAGCAAATTATCGACATCGTGGATAAAATGAGCTTACTTAAACAAGACTTTGACGGAGCTTTCACTTGGATCAAGGAAAATGTATCAATGCCATTTGACTTTGACGGAGAACAGCAATTTATATCAGACTTGAAACAGTTAGTTAAAATTAACGCTTTGAAGTTTGGTAAAATATATGAGGGAGTATTAAATTGACAACGCTAAGAGAATTACACAAAAAACTTAAAATTAAACAAACGCTTGATAACTACGTACGAAACACAAACAAAAAATACAAGTATAACTTTGTGGCTGATGAAATTCTTGGCGAGGGAATGGCTAAGCTAATCGAGCTTAATACACAGGGCAAACTTGGAAGACATGCACAGCAAATTGCTTATATTAACCATAATTTGAGCTTACAGCGACAAAAGGAGCAACTTGAACAAGCTAACGAACGACTCGCTAAACGTGCTGAGAAAGCCCAAAAATTGCTTGACACGGAACTTTTGAAAGATAGCTACATCGAAACGCTGGAAATGTTTAGTAAATTCAATTCAGCAAAACAATATACTATGTGGGACGACCTAGAAACTCCAACTAAAGTGATTGAGTTCATGGAAAAAAACGGTGTGAAGCAAGGGAAATGGCTACGTCCTGAAGGAGTTGACGCTTGGTTCAAAGAACGAATCATTTGGTTCAAAAATAAATTGAAAGAACAATAACATCATATAAGACTTTAGGCTTTACAGCTTAGAGTTTTTTTGATATAATGATTTAAACAAATGAAAGAGGTAAAAACAATGGAACTAATTGAATGCCAAACCTGCGGAAGTCACTCAATAACTAACGGTAAATGTGATTATTGCGGCAACCAGTACGAAGTAAATGAAGACAAAATATTTTACAGTAATTCAACAGAAGATGATTCATCATTAGATGAGGATATAACTTTTCAAGAAACTAAAACAGGTAAATTAATACTAAAAATCATGATCTATATTTTAGTATCTATCGTTTGGTTTGCGGTAACTGTATTTATTCCACCGCTATTTATAATAACAATTATTTTATTAGTGGTTTATGTGAGTTTTCGCTTGATAATTAAAAGAAAATAGCTTATAATAGTATATAAAATAAAATAGAAAGGTAACTATGAAAAGAAAATACTTTAACGACGAAAGATATTGCTACTGCTTCGATATACCAACGAGTGATGGCTTAGGAGTTTGCAAAGATTGCAGAGGATACGTGAACGTCTGTTATAGTTGCGATCGCTGTCTACACTGCTGGTTTACATCACAGATTGAACTATTTACTGAATATAATGAACCTAAGTTGCTGGCACTTATAGAAAACTGGAATAAATTATATCAAACTAGAAAGACAATGAATAATGCTTAATTTAGACGAGAAGAAAATCAGAAAAGGTAAACCAATCGGACTACCGTATCAAGGAAGCAAGAAAAAGATAAGCAAGAAAATAGTTGAAATTATCAAACAGAACTTTGGTACAGACAAGCCGATATACGACATCTTCGGAGGTGGTGGAGCAATTACAGCCGAATGTATTTTAAATGGTTTAGAAGTGTATTACAACGACTTAGACAAGGATATAACCAACGCATTTGAACGAGTTATCTCTAAAGACCGTGAGTGGATTAAAACGCTAATTATTTCACGTGAGGAGTTCTTCGAGATTAAAGCGAAAGAGAACAAGACAACAGATGACTTTTTGAAGTTACTAGTCAACTCTTTTGGTAATAAAAAGAGAAATTATTTATATTCTAAAGAAATTTCAGATTTAAAATATAATCTAGCTAAAGAAATTATAGAAAATCATGACGTTTTTAGCGGTTATAAACAGACAGAAACATATAAGAAAGTTACTTCTGGACTGGACTGGAATTGGTTTAACGCTAAGCCAGAAATACATAAACAACTTGAACAACTTCCACGGCTTCAACATTTTTACAGACTTCAAAAAGTAAATAAAATAAAAGCAACGAATAAAAGTTATCATGATTTTAGTGAAGTTTCTGGAGCTATATTATATCTTGACCCACCTTATGAAGGGACCAACCAAGATAGTTATATAAATTCATTTGATAGTCAAGAGTTTTACGACTGGGCATTTGAAATGGCTAAAACTAACATCGTGATAATTTCAAGTTATTCGATTTCAGACAAACGTTTTGAAGTTGTATATTCTTTTGATAAAGCACATAGAACTATCCAAGGTGGAACAAGAAATGATAAATGTGAGAAATTATTTGTGGTTAAAAATAGTTAATTCTTGACAAAGTGAAAGCAATTTGATAGAATGTAATTATAAATAGAGGAGGACAAAATGAAAGATACAGTAAAAACTTTAATGATAGCTGCAGGTGTCGGCTTTACACTTATCGCTATCACTTGGATAGGTATAATCGCAACGTTGCTTATTACATGGATTGGAGGAATTATCTAATGAACTTAAAAGAAAATCGGCACTATGCCAACGAATACGGTGTGGAACTTAACGAATACTTGAAACATAATTTTAACTACGAAGAGCTTGTGGGCTGGAATACAATGCAGGTATTAAAGTATCTAGTAAGAGCTGGCAAGAAAGAGGGCGAAAGCTACGACAAGGACCACAATAAGGCTTTAGACTATGCCAAAGAACTTGCTAACTTAAGTAACGAGAATGAGCTTACAGAGTACACTACTGACGACATTATGGGCTTTATACAAGAACTAGCTGATGATTTTGAACGCTGGGAAGGAATAAAATAATTAAAAATAGTTTATTTTTGACAAATATAAAGTAATTTGATACTATTGTTTTGTAGAAAGGAGGTTAAACAGTGGCAACGCAAAAAGCTATAAAGGTAGTAGCTTATAACCCTATGACGGAAGAAGAACTACACTTTAGCTGTAAGGCTCAATGTGCTAAGTATTTCGGTCTTAAAGCTAATACAGTCATAAGGTGGCTTGACAACGGTATGCCTGTAATTGAACTGCTGACAGACCTAGATAGAAACCAAGTAGAAATTGAAAAACAAAGTAAACTGAACGGCTTTGAATTATTTACGATAAATGAATGGAGTGTTTTTGATAATTAATTACGAAGACATGAAAATAGAAAGTTTTGGTGAAAAAACAAATGAAATTATTTAACAGAAAACCTAAGGACAAAATTAAAGTAGCAACAGCATTTACATTAAAAGGATTAACAAAACAAGTAATTCAATTAGAACAAAAAGGGTTTATTAAACAAGGAGAAATCCAAAGCGCTATGTTTGACGGAACGATTATGGCTTATAAGCAAGCAATGGTTAAGAAAGCTAGTGAATAATATGTGTAAAAAACGCAAATACACAAAAATGGGCGCTTTATATTCAATAGCAAATGCACAGCATAATAAAAAGAAAGCTGGCAAGATACCAGTTAGAGCTTATTACTGCA